AAAGATGTCTACAGTTACTGGTGCATCATCTCGACCAACAATAGTGTAAGAAATTTCAACGTCATATCCATTATTCAGTTGATCTGGATAAACACGGATCGTATTAACCGTAATTCTTGGTTCATACTTTTTAAGTGTATCCGTGATTTCTGAACGAATAATACCAGCAGACGCAAAATCTAGGGGTTCGAACAATACATTTCGTAGTCCGCACCCCAGATCTGGTTGAAATGGTCTTTCACCTTTATTTGTAAGAAGCAAATTGGAGATTGACTGCACGATAGCCGCCTTATCCTTCACACTAACAATATCGTCAGTGACAGGATGCTTCTTAAACGTAACACTCAAATCTTTGAATGTCTGAAAGGTTGGCATTTAGACACAGCAGTAGGCTGTTTCTATTTATCACTTGCCGCAGAATCCGTCCGCCCACTCCTCTTGATTGTCAAAGATTTCTCCCTCCTTGACATCTTTCATCTTCTTTGCTTTTCTCAAATACTTTTCACTATCTACTTCAGTGATTAGAGTCATTCCCGATTCTTTAAAATCTTCACTCTTGTCCACTCTCTTGTCCATTTGTGGTCTCCGTCCGTAGTTTTCGCTCAGCATTAGTTTCCCAAAAATAATTATCAGTGTCTCCAAGGCGTCCCCAGTCGATTCCTGCCTCTACTTGGTATTCTATGGTAGAAACCTTGAAGTCAGGGAACTTGGGGTCCTCAGGGGTTATAGAGAGGTCATACAGACGCATCCTATTGTTAGGATACAATGCATACTGACCATTGTTCAATGCAATACAATTATGAGACTTGTGCTCTTGTGGCACTTCACTTACATTATTATCTATTACATTAGGATTTGCATGATAGTTGTCTAGTGTGAATAGATACTGCCCTCTCATCAGTCCATGATCACGAGTAAAGACCTCACAATCCATAGATGTAACAAAACCTTTGTTCATGGCAGTAACACCATAGTCCATGCAATTCCAAAATTGTAGATTCTCCAAACTCATGTCTATGACTGGGGTTTCGGGGGATCGTACAAACGCGCTAATAGGAAGTTTGTCATACATCGCACCATACTCTGGTAGGTACGTCTCAAAATAAAAAGCACGCCCAGGTATGCTCTTAGCACATACCCAGACGCCCTCTACAAACTCCCCATGACCGTCTTGATGGTCACGTAAATATTCTTTACGCACCCAAACTTTCTCAGCAGGAAGATTGCAAATTAAATTCATCGACCTTGACCGCGATAACGCTTCTTAGCACCGTTACGACTGCTAGCAGACAACTTCGTGTGCTTTCCTTGACCTTGACGTGTTTTTTTCGGGGTGCTTTCAATGACCTTTTGACCAGAAAGACCAACTTTGCTTCGTGCCATAGTGTTTTATCAATTGACTCCAGTATTATAGCATATTATGCTGCTGGTGGTGGGGTAGCAGGTGGTTCTGGTTCTGGAAAAGAAACCTCACCATCAGAGATTACACCAACCACTGGTACTGCATCACCCATGAAGACCGTATGTGACCCTGTAAGGAGCAGAGACCCCACTCCAATGCCTGGAGGTAGTGCAACTATCTCACTCTCGATTTGCATCGCTGCAGGGGCACCATTGATCCATACAGTAGGATGTCCTGATATGATTACATCAGCATGTAATGGTGGTGGAGGAATCATGGGAACAGTATGCTCCACAAATGTATTCCCACCATGATGTGCTGCTAATCCATTAATAATCACATTTGCAGAAACACCCGCTGGTGCTGGTTTCGGCACAGGAACTGGATGTATATCATGGTTGCAATAAGCACCAAGCAATCCAATTGGTTTCATGCGTCTGGTTGGTTAATTGCTGCTCTATTTAGAAGGTACTGTATCCTCTCACCAGGGATTTCTCCGTTATATCTCACTGGAAGATAGAAATACCAAATATTATTCGATAAGTTAGAACCAAGGGTCTCTAACGCGATTTGTGTATAGTCTGCTAATCCTGTTGCAACATCATCAGGGAATGGTTCATCAGGTACAACAACAGTTACTGCAGATACCTTGATCGTAAATACAACAGTGTCTAATTCACTCGTCTTAAATTCTTGGAATGTGCCAATTTGTGGTTCGCCTTGATCATTAAACTTTGTTAGTTCATTCCACGTCTCATTACCCCAAAGTCGCGCTTCGGTTATGTCGGAACTCATTGCCCATTGTTGATATGCACTGCTCGGCGTTAGGTGCGTTAAATTACCTGGATACCCTCCATTCTCTTCAATCTCAAACGGCGTTCCCGCTTCTGGTAACTCTGCAGGACTCTGTGTCCATATACCATCACCCCTTACTCTAGTAATCTCGGTGTACTCATAGTCACCCCCTGCTAACCCTGGCATGTTATACTGAGGTGCTTTGATATATGTCATCTCCTGATCATAAAAAGCATACTCGGTGATCCTCCCACTGATGGCAGAAATACCTACATATCCCAGAAACAAAGCTGGTGGTACAACATTCTGAGTAACCTCAATGCCTGGGTCGATATTGACGCCTACAAGACCTCCTCCCCATCCCCATGCCTCGCTTTGGATCTGATCATCATAATATGTCTGCTCCCACTCTGGAAGACCCTCCTCAGGGTCTCTAGGCCACAAATCAACCCTCTCTATAGTAGTCACCGTAGAGACTACCCTCTCATCCTCAAAGACTGGAACCATCCAAATCTGAGTACTCTCGATCTCCTCCCACGTAAGCCACGGTGGAGTCTGAGAAATTAATCCAAGTTGGAGCGTACCATCAATAATTGCCTGCGAGTCCTTTGGATAAAATCTCCCAGCATAAAATGGTATTCCATTCTTCTCTGTAAGCTCATTGAGTTTCGGTAAGTCCGCTAACTCGATGGGTCCTATACCGCCCATTGACGGTGCTAAGAAATTTATCCAGGGTACTGCCATTAGACCGCTTGTGAAACTTTTACTAGATCTTTCTTGATTCCTTCTACATTATTGTGCAGATAGTCTAAAGTGTCTGACAGTGTTTCGTAGTCTTTCCCTGTGGGGCGTCTATACGCGATTGTCGGTCTCTCCAAGTTCCCCACCCTCTGCTCCAAGCTCTCCAATCTCTGCAACAGCACTAGGAGTTTCTCCTCCAAGTTTTTCTGTAGCTGCTCTGACGACTTTTCCATTATTCTGGTCTCCTCTCATAAATGCCTCAGCGGCGCGTGTCTCAAACTCATCACAGAACGCATCGAAGTTTTCTAAGATACTATCGAAGTTCTCAAAGTCGGGTTTTTCAGTCATTTTTTTGCTGGGAAATTTTTTTCAATTTGAAGGTTTTGAAAAACCAATTTCGTAAAATATTTATCGATCGTCTGGATACTTTTGTAGGTTAGGGAAGTAGGGCATTTTTGAAATCGCTTGGCGACCCTTAACTAACAAATAAGGGGACAAATCACTGTCCCCTCACTGTTACTCTGTCAGGCAGATGTGTCACAGAGTTCTTCTAACATTTCATCCATTTCTTCACGATCGATTGCATCATCTTCCCAATGCAATCCGTCACCATTGTAGTCACCGAAGACCTGCAGATATGGGACGAGTCGATCATATCCACTGTGACCATATACACGGGCAGTGCGATACAATGTCTCATCATTGTTGATCCACAGTGATGCACACCATGTCTCCCAATTTGCCCAACCGTTGTATGTGGTGTCGGTCATGATTGTGTGTTGTTTGTTGTTGTGTTTAGTCTACAGGGTCAGGGGTCAGTGGCGATCACTGATGTGCCAGATCCCCCACTGTCCTCCATCGTGGTTGCTGGTCTCATTCCACTTGCTGAACCACTCACGGCGCAGTTCCCGCTCACGCTTCTCCTGCTCTAGGACCTGAAGGGCGATGGCGTTAAGTTCAGGGGTGCTGGCGAAGATGCCGTTCTGATCGAATTGGATTTTTTTCATGTACCTAGTATAGAGGTGATCAGGCAGAGATGGCGACCATGGAGGACACGTTGTCAGTTGTCACACGCACCCAAGGCATAGGCGCTTTACCATCCACCTTCCAAACGACCATATCCTCGCCTGTGTATTGTGCCAACCAGATGGAAGCGATACGATAGGCACCGTTGATGGTGGGGGAGTAATCTGCACCCCTCTCATCGAACTTACCCCAGGCGGCGGGTTGAACTGCGAACATGCTTAGCGTTGTGTGATTGATCTAATTATAGAGGCAAGACCCTTGCCAATTGCGACATAGGTGGACAGTCTGCTCGCTGCACCCTGTCCCACGACGGGCAGGTAAGGCATGGTATAGTGGGACATGGTGCTCAGTTTGCATCAGGAATGAGGTCGATCAATGTATCCTCATCATAGAGATCTACGATCTCATCAGTGATCTCATCCCATGTCAATTTGTCGTATTCATTTGTTAACAAATCCCTCACCATACACACGAGGGAATCTGTATCCATCCCGTCGATAATATGATCCACATAGTTCTCAACTAGTTGGAAACGATCTGCTTCGTTAGGAGATTGTTGAGTCATGGTGTTGTTGTTAGTTAGTGTGAAAAGTGTCGCCCTCAGGCGAACACATAACCAGACACAAAGTCTTCAGTTTTGTACACTCGCTCTCCATTGATTGCACCAACAAAGACACGAACATACCAGAGGAAATCTTTCTGGAAGACACCCTCACCAGCGATGCAGAATTCAGAGCAAAGTGCATTCAGGCGAGACTTTGTTGTGTTGGACTGCCAACCACCATCGAAGATTGTCATGGTGGTGTCATCAACCATTGCAATTTTGTTGCCGTGCAGATATACAGTGGAGACGCCATCATTAGTGACGACTTCAGTGTTACCAGAGCGCCAGTTCTTGTTTGCCTGGATAGCGGCATTCATTTGCTGTTCGATCTTACGCATGGGAGTCGTTGGTTGTTTGACTTGTGTATACAATACAGGAGATGAGGCAGGGCACAACCACTAGTGTGCCAGTTCCCCAAGTGGTTTAGTCGTAGGGGAAGAATGATGACGTGGTGCTAGATGTTACGTAGGGGATCTCACAATCCTCCCCGAACATCTGATAGTAGAGTTCACTGAAGATAGCGAAATCATCAGGGGTTTCGCTATTCCAAACTTTGAGAATTTCAGAGTAGTTCATCACTGGTCAGCAAACATTCCGAAGTGAGCATCACAAACGAAGTCGATAACTTCATCAGTGGCATTAACATTGAATTGATCGCAGAACCAATCGACACACATATCAGGAGGGAACATGGTATCGAACATGAAGTCCTGCAGGTCCTGCAGGGTTTGTGGATTGGAAAGAAGTGCTTTGTTTGTCATGCACCTATTATAAGCACAGGGTTTGGCGGATTGCGACCTCTAGTGTGCCACCTTGCCAACTGGAGCGAAGCGGCTGACCAGTTTGTGTTACTTAAGCGCGTGACAGTAGTCTATACTTTTCACGCACCATCCTGTAGCACATGTTATCTCTTCAATGAGATCTTCATCATCATCTGCCTCCCATACTATTCCCAAAACTTCATCAATTATTTCTTGAGCATAGATACCATCTTCAAAACCATCATCAAAATCAAACTCAATGTCAGTAACTTGGAATTGCATTGTTGTTACTTAGTGGGGAAATTACGGCAGACAGCATCACACAAGACCTTCACAAGTTCAGGGTCATTTGTGATACCATACTCTTGAAAGTATTCATCAACAATACACTCAATGTCCTCCATTAATTGTTCCCTTGCCGTGAGCATTTCGAGTTGATCAGTCATTAAAAAAATCCCGAACATGTATAGAATACACGAACGGGATTGAAAATCAAGTGTTACTATGCCAGTTCAATAAGTGTCATCATACTCATTGACTTCTCTTTTAAATTTGGTAACTTTCTTCTTAGTCTGTCTGCGAATATTCTTTACTTCATAACCAAAGTCTTCAAAATCGTCATCGAATTGTTGATACTTACTGTCGGAAGACTGATTGTAACGTTTGCCCATGATTTGGTTGTGGTTTTTAACTCAAACTGTGTGATTATTTAGTTACAGCAACTAGTTCTTGTTGTTTAATACAAGAATTCAACAGTTTTCCAATTGATTCTTCGTTTTGTAGAGTTTTTGACACTTTATCATCGAATTCTTGTGTATTTTTACACTTAAACTCGTATTCTTTGTCAATATTACTATTATACACTACATATACGCTCTCTTTATTAACTTTAAGTGTATTAATAGCTGAACTATTAAGGTTTTCGTAGGTTTTCACAAACATTAAAAAGTTTAAAAAAGGAAAAAACTCAAAATCTTAAAAAAATGACTTTTTAAGATTTTTAAAAAACTCAAAAAACCCAAAAAGTGAGATTTCTGAATTCTTGAGATTATTATAAACCCTTCTGAGGTGCCTGGGAGGGGTTCTGTGCCACTTTGAGACCTGTCACATGTTTCCTTGACTTTCGATAGGTTGCGTGCTAAGCCAACGTCTCTGGAGTGCCTTCTAGGTATCTTCAGAGTTACTCTACAGCTCCTCCACTATATTTTTTTAACCATTTAGAAATATATTCACCGAGGGGGGAGAGTTGTTCAAAAACCCTGTGCCTGACTGACGCGCTTAGATGTAGTATAGTCCAATACATTTACTTTCATACCTTTAGTGTTACCCTGTTGAAACCACCATGCTCTCAGTTGTTCATATGAGTCAAATGTAGCACGTATCATAGGTCTATTTGCTTGTGGTCCAACAACTGAGTAATAGTGTCTATCATATGGTTCAGTTGATGTACAAGTAAATGATTTAATTGTTGGTGTCATTGGTACGTTCTTGTTTGACTGTCTTGAAGTAGAGTTTGTAGTATCGTTGCTTCATACTGTCTAGTATAGCATTATCTTCATCAAATGCCATGTATTTTGTTAGTTGATAGCAACCTTCTAGTTCTGATAGTAAGCGTAGTATGTTAGTTGATGATGGTTTTAATCCGCCATGTGAGTATTGTGACATGATATGGATAATCTATTGGTTGAATCACCGAACTCACCATGGAGGAAGATATTAAAGGAGATAGCGTATCTTACTTGATCTGATTGTGATTGTGGTGCTGAGTGTTCAATATGTGATGGGAATAGTAATAGTGTTCCTTCTTCTAGTTGAATGTCTAGTGTTTTAGAGTTGTAAATGTTTGATTGATTAGTTGTTGGTATTACTGTTCCTGGTACAAATGATGGTATGAATGGTGATTGATGTAATGAGAGTATGTTACCTGATTGTGGGGGGACTTGGATGTAATATATGCCAGTGAAGATAGAGTTAGCATGTGAGTGTTGTGGTAGATAATCTCCCTTAGTGTGTTTATTACACCAACTGTTGATGATAGTGAATGACTGTTGTATTTGTAGTTCGTTGTGTATGTAATGGGAGATGTGTGGATCTAACTTATCTTCTAGTTGGTGATCTATTAGGTGTTGATTGACTGAGATATAACCATTATTCCCTTCAGACCTATTGTATTGTGTGTTGGTGACTAGATCGATCTCGTGTTGATCTACTGGTAGGTTAGTTTGATATAGGGGAGAAGAGAATAGTGGTATGATCATCTACAGTATGTGATAGTGTGGTCTAACCTGTACAGGGTGATAAGGGCAATGATGAACTGTAGATATGGTAGCATGAATTGGATGCGTTGTCTCACTTTGGTTTCTTGACTGCCCATGTCATTTCCATAGTAATAGTGAGTAACAAAGTGAAGACTACAATGAATGTGGTAGTCATTTGTCTTCGAGTATATTACGTGATGGTATCAATTGTTGTGCCATCTTATCACGTAGTTGATTGATACGCTCTTCATCATAACATTGGAATGTAGGGTGCTTCTCTACCTTCTTGTAGTAATGCAGGGCATTGATGATGATAGTATAATCTTCTAATGATAGGTTGAATAGAGTATTCATTCGTGTGCTAGCCTGTACAATTCATCAAGGATTGGTTTTAGTTCATCGTATCGTGCGTTATTGAGATGTTGGAGAGCACGTTCTTGTTCTTTACGAACAATTGCCTCTACTTCTTGCCATTGACGTTGGTTCATGTGAAGTGCGTGAGAGAGTGATAAACTGCTTCGATATGCATGTTTCCCTTTATGTATCCTGCTACTATGATTGATAGTCCGAAGGCGATACATGCCAGGAGGCTGAAGATTAATGGGACAGTAGGATTAGCTACCTGTGTATTGGTAACATCTGTACTTGTGGTCGTATCTATCGATGTATTTTTGGGCGTGGTCGATACAGGCGAACCAACATCGTTTTGATTCTGTGAGGTCATGTAAGAAGATAGGGAACGTCTCGATGTAAGGGAAATACTCCTTCTTACGGGAGTTCATAACCTTCAAGGGAACTGGTTTCTTCGATCGACGCTTCGATGTAGTCGTCGTAGATCTCGTCGAATTCTTTACCTTCGCTTTCGCTGTTGAGGTAGTCTTCGATGTACGCTGCTTTGATTGCGTACCAGTCGTTAGTTTTTGTTGATTCTTCTTTAATGCTGTCTGTGTCTTTGATTTTAGTGAGGATGATTTGGTTGCCTTTGATGCTCCACGCGAGTTCGTCTCCTTCTTGCCAGTCGAGATTTTGGAGGATGTAGTGCGGGATCTCGATGAAGAGGTCTTTCGTGTCGTCATACTGTTGAACTTTAGTCTGAAATGTGTCCATTTTCAATCAACCACTTACGAGTGAGGGGAGTCGGTTCATAATCTGACCACATTGTGCCCGCAGCACAACTCTGAAGTGCTTTCATGGTCATGCCTTCAGTCTTTCCTGCCCATGATGCTTCTGCTTCCCAGGGTACTGCGGAAGCAGGATATGTACGCTCTGCCATTACACGCCATACTGGTGGTACGCTCTCTTCAGGCATGATAATAGCAATCATCTTATTGTTGATGCTACCCGCCATACAATCCTGTGCAGCGTGCCATCCTTCATGACGTACAACACTCATCAATACATGTGGGCGATACATGTATC